ACTTATTGCCCGCACTCGTAGTCGTGTCCGTGTAAGACGTAGCCGAACCCGAAACAGTGGCAATGGTCGCATACGCCCCACCATTAGCAGACCGCAACACATACTGACCCGCATACGGTGCAGCCGTCGTCGCATTCGTCGTCCACGCAAGAGTGTGCTGCGTATCAGACACACGAGTACCCGTGACACCAGTCGGTGCAGCAGGTGCATCATACGCACGCGCCGGGACCGTAGTCGAGCCCGACGTGGTGATCGTCGCGCCGCCCCACTCGTTAATCCCAGACAGCGACGACGCAAACGACTTCGTAGCCGTCGACCCATACGTCTTCGAGAACACAAGACTGTACTCATAAATCAGTTGCGAGCCGCCACCAAACGGAATCGAAATAGACGGCGAACCAGAATAGGTGCCCCAATCGCCGGTGACACCAAACGTGTTCGATGAATCTGTGACACCAACAGACGTGTTGTAAGTGATCTTCAGATTCTTCGTGATCGAAGAAGTCGTCTCCGAAACCGTCGTGATCGCATACGTTAGTGACTGACCCATTACGCGACCGCCTGCCTTCTCATCTGACCCAAAGTGCGCTCAATGTTTTCGATCCGCTTAGCCGCAGCCACGTTCGCGCCAGCCAACATCACGGCACCAAGCGCCTGAATGTCATCCGGGTGGAGACGCGTGGGGCCGTCGCCCTTGCCTACCTGGGGGCCAAACTCGCCGGCACGAGCCAGGGGCACCACCGATGCCCCACGTTGCATGTGGAGGAGCTCAGGACCCTGCTCGCCGACCATTGACCAGCCGGAACCTAGAGCCGTGCCGCCCGTTGCCAGGTAGGGGATCTTGGGGAAGTTGAACGTCTCGCCACGGTTTGGGACGCCGATAATGTCGGGAATGGTGAAGGAGAGTTTGCCGACGCTATCGTTCCAGAATCCGGCGATACCGTTGAAGGCGCTCTTAAACTTCTGCTTGATCGTGTCGCCAATGCCCGAGAAGAAGCCGCCAATCTTGCCCGGTGCCTCTTCAAAGAAGTCGAGCAACGCCTGGAAGCGTTCAGTGACGAAATCGACAGCGCCCGAGATGACGGACTTGAACTTATCGAAGTTCTCCGACGTCTTATCCTTCATCCATCCAATGCCGCCAACAATGCCATCAATGGCAGGCTTGATCGCGTTGGTCCAAAGCCAGGACCACACCTCACCAAACATTTTGACGTAGGCAACAATGGCGTTGACTACAGGCTTGAAGATGTTCTCCCACAGCCACGTCCAGATTACGGCAAACTTCTCAATGTAGGGCTTCAGAATGTTGTCCCACAGCCATACGAATGCGGCACCCATTGCGTCGATGCCAGTCTTGAACCAGGAGACGTTGTTGTACGCCCAAATGATCGCGGCGGCAAGCGCCAGGATGCCCACAACAATCCATGTAATCGGGCTCGCGAGTAGTGCGGCGTTGGCAGCCCAAATGGTTGCAGTCCACGCAATGAACGCACCGACAAGGGCGACGCCGACAACAGAACCGATAGCAATGAGGACCCACTGGTGTTCTGCAAGGAAAGTCACCATAGGGATAATGGCGCCCGTCAGTCCCGCCAGTGCGGGCAACAGTGCGGAACCAATAACGGCTTTCAGGTTGTCCATGTTTGCACCAAGGATGCGCTGAGAGTTTGCCAGACCATCTGAGGTGTTGATGAAGTCGACCTGGTTTGCGGCGGTCTGTTCCATCAGCGACCCATACCTGGCTTGAACCTTTTCGGCCTCAGTGAGAGCGCTCGTCCCATCACCGATACCGTTGGCAAGCGCGTAGGCCTGCACGGACGCAGCAGAAAGGTCAATGCCGTACTTGCGTAACGGTTCCGTTTCACCAGCAAGCCCCGACTGGAACAGGGTCGCCGCATCGGCAACCTCGAGGTTCATTACCGAAGCAAAGTCAGACGCCCTACCCGTGATGCTCTCAAGAGTGCCAACAACGTCACCACCGTCACCGGCAATGGTCTTGGTGAAAGCAGAGAACTGCACAGCCAGACCGTTGAAGGCCGAGTTTGACAAGCCCATCTGAGTCGCTGCGGCCTTGCCGAGCTCCTGCACACCAGCAGCATTCTCGCCATACGTAACCTGTACCGCGTTCAGCGACTCAGTAAGGTTAGATGCCTCATCCACTGCGCCGGACAGGCCCTTAGCGATGAGTGCGCCGGCAGCGAGAAGGCCGATGCCGATTGCGGCACCGAACTTCCCACCAACCTTCTTGCCCGGCTTGTCGGCATCAACATCGCCAAGCTCTTTCTCGATCTGCTTAGTCGACCCATCAAGAGTGGGTACGAGCCCAATCCACGCCTTAGCGAGTGTCGGCTGAGCGGCCATTCTGTACCTCCGGGTGGTCTTCCCACCCGAGTTCCCGGATGAGGTCAGCGATAGGCATGGGCTTCATGCCGAAGGTCTTGGTGTCCGTCTTAGACGCCTTGACGCCTGGGCGCGGATACGGCTTCGGCTTGCGCGCCCTACCCCCAGCGGCCTTGACCGTGGCGTACGTGAGCGCCTGCACCGCATCGAATAGATCAGCCGTTATGTACTCAGGCGATGACCAGCCGGCGCCCTCGGGCGACAACACTCGATAGATTGCAGACCCAGGCTGTGCGGCTTTGACAATGTGGGACAGGTCGCCCCATGTGAATTGTTCGGACCCAACATCACGCCAGCGAAGGCCGAGCGCAATCAGGTCACGCTCGACGGCCTCCTGATGCTCGTCGTGAAAATCTAGGAGGCCGAGGATTCCCCCATGTCAATACCGGCATCCTTCTGCCAGTCAGCAATGAACCCTTTGAGCTCGCCGGACGGGATCAGGTCGATTGCAGCCATTTCCTTGGAGTCGTCACCAAGGAGCGTCTCAAGCACGGCAAACATTTGGTCTTGACCGTTCATGTTGCGGGTGCGACGGAGAATGCCTGTGGGGATGGTGTCGAACTTTGGCAGCACAATCTTGTCGCCTGCCTTGGTTTCATAGTGGAACTTTTCGAGGGCCATAGCGGAGGGCCTTTCTGTTTATGTGTGCATGCGCGGAGGTGTGGCACTCCCCGACGACGGCCCTCCGCGCGAGACGCCGCCAGGGAGTACGTCTAGGAGGTGACGACGCCCGTGTTGTAAAGGATCGTGGCCTTGTCACCATTCGCATCGGGGAAGCATTCGATGGTGATCTGGAACGCGGTCGGCGCAGAGTGGGTGAACACGAGGTCATCCTGCTCAACCACCTGCGCGTCGGCGGCGGTGATACGGACCCGCTTGTCACCATCCGAGGTGTCGACAATGAGCGCAAAGTGGGGAAGGTCAACGCCGTTCAACTTGACCGTGGTCTCTTCACCAACAGTGACCACGTTGTCCGTGCCAAACATGAGCGTCAGGTTCTCGGGCGTCACCTCGAGCAACGCCAGGGACATTTGCACCGAGTGTGAGGTAGTAATCACGCGGATCTTCGACCCGCCCCACGCCATGACGTCCTCAGTGGACCGGTCAATGGTTAGGGTGAGGCCGTCCTCACCGACGTAGCCGGTGGCATCAAAGCCGGTTGTCACTGCGGCAGTAGTGGCGGGGAGTGCGGTGCCAATGGCAGCAGTCAAGATGCCGCCAGTGACGAGAGGTGCGGCCACGTAAACATTCGCGGCATCAGGAGCAGCCATTGGACTTCTCTCTTTCGTTAGGGGTTGTTTAGGACGCGGAGACTCTGACGGTGACCTCATATGTGGCGGTCAACCGTGTGTATGTGGTTCCAGGAATAGGAAGCTCAACAGGTGCCCCATATGAGGTGACGTTGAGGATCGTGGTGGATGCGTTGCGTGCGTTGTGCATTGCCGCATCTAGGGACTGCATGAGTGTTGCGGCAGCGTCATAGGTTTTGGCCCATGCTTCAACGGTTACGTTGGCGTCATGTAACACAAGATTGCGTCGACCCGCACCGCCAGTCAGAATGATGTGGGTGAACTTGGTTGGAAGGGTCTCTGGAACCTTTGTGCGGGCTCCTGCACCACTCACGGCGGTGTTTAGGTATGCCACGACCAGAGAGTCAACAAAGGGCGTTAGAAGCGGGGCGGTCATCGTCCGGCGTCCAGTGCTTTTGTGAGCACGCGGTCATTGGCTTCTGCGCGCATTGCGTCGGGGGTGGTTGCTGTAACCGAAGCAAGTGCGCGACCCTTGCCCCAGCGGACTTCCGCCACAAATCCTGGACCAGCAGCCGCAGCAATGCGGTCGGCACGTAATTTCAGATCATCGCGCACGGAGTCGGACAACAGCACGCTCTTTGCGCCCGCACTCTGCATTTTGACTTTCACTTTGGACTTAGCCATGTCAGCCCTCCACACGAATCATGCGAATACGACAACCAGGCTCAAATCCAAACGGGCCATGATCGAAGTCCTCAGGCACACCATCAACCTCATATTCCTTGCCAGCCCACACGATCAGATCGCGTGCACTCACATCAGCAAGAGACGACGACGGACCAATGACAACCATCGGAATGTTGGAGGCAATACGCCCAGGCTCATAGTCCTCACCAGGGGTGCCGGGTGCGACCCCATACACGGGAACGTCAACAGGGTCAGACCACGACTCGACAGGATTGCCGAAGCCGTCGTCACCCGCCTCGCCATACATGCGAACGCCGACCGTGTACGGCGTAGGAAAACCCATCAGGACACATCCCCAAACAGGGGGTCCTCAAAGCCGCGTTCAGACCGGAACGCCACGGAGATAAGACCACCACCTCTGCGATAAGGCTTAAGGACTTGCTTGTCAGAAGCCGCCAACCACGGCGAACCAGTGGTAGCAGCAGGCACAAACGACGCACCCTGCGAAAACGGGCCAGCAGTCTGCTGCGTTTGAGACTGACCAATCGCACGCCCATCATCCTGAGCAAACACACGGGCAACCATGCGAGCCGTCACGCGCGTCACCGGACCAGGAACAACAGTGAGTACAGTTGGGTCCTTACCGAGATACCCAACAATCAGGTCCTCGGCCTCTGCAATAACCCCGGCAACATACGTAGTCTCAGTCGCAGTCAGCGCACGGCGAAGAGCCTGCACAACATCAGCACTCGTGGCAAAGGCCATGACAGGCTCCCATCTATTGAGTTGGTGAACCCCAACACGGGCGGGCGCGGACCGCCACGTGTCAGGGTTTAAAGCGGGTTAGGAAACGGCGTCCTCGACCACGGCGAAACGGGCCGCGTCGACGTACCACGCGTACTGAACCTCGGCGCGCAATGCGATCTGGTTGTTGCGCTTCAGGTCACCCAGGCCGTCCGGGTCGCCATACTCGATGAGACCAATCGGGATCTCACGCTGGATGCCCCAACGGACACCCTCACGGAAGTCACCGATGATGGACTGCACGCCAGTACCACCCGAAATCTCGGGCAGACCGGCAACCGTCGAAGAGACCGACGACTGCAAGCCCATGAAGTTGGACAGGTTCACACCGAAGCCAACCTCGGGGTACTTGGGGCGCAGGTTGGTGTCGAGAATGCCGCCGAGCTCGAATGCCGCAGCGGACGACAGTGCGATACCAGTGGGCGTGTACTCGCCGTTACCAATGACGAGGCCAGCCGCAGTGCGGATGTCGGTGTCAAGGGTGGCGGTGTTGCGCTCAACACGGTTCGTGGTCGTGTTCAGGTAGTTCGTCCACGACGTAGCCGAACCGGTAAGCGGGTTGACCCTGTAGTACAGACCAAGGTCGAGCGCACGGGACAGTGCCTTTGCGATTGCATCGCGAAGGGTCTGCATGGCCTCGAGCTGGTAGTCCTCATCCGCCCACTTAACTTCCTCGTTGAGACGGACGGTTACCTGCGCCTTGTGGGGCGTGGTCTTAACGGTCGAGAACGCACCGGGGCTCGGTGACTTCGCTGCACCCTCAGCCACAAACTCGGCCTTGGGGGCAGTGGGGAACGTGACAATCTCGCCAGTGCCGAAACGCATCGGCTCCTGACCGGAAAGTGCGGCAACAGTAGAGCCGCCCTGGATCGCCTTAATGACGCCCATGAGGTGTTCGTTGGCAATGGTGCCAAACTGT